TTTTAGTGGTAGTGCAGCTGCTGGCGGCCCTGTTGCCGGTTTTGATCCAATCTTAATCAGTTTGGTTCGCCGTTCGTTGCCTAACCTCATCGCTTATGATATTTGCGGTGTTCAGCCAATGACTGGTCCAACAGGTTTGATTTTTGCTATGCGTACCAAGTATGCATCACAAGGTGGTACAGAGGCATTCTACAACGAAGCCAACACAGGTTTCGCTGGTGCAAACGGTGGCGGCGCTCAAATCGCCCTTAGCATTCCTTCTGATACTGCTGCTAACAACACATTTGCTGGTAACGCTGCTGCAATCGCTGCTATGACCACAGGTAGTGCTGAAGCTTTAGGTGATGGCGCTCAAGGTAACACATTCCAAGAAATGGCATTCTCTATTGAGAAAGTTACTGTAACTGCAAAGACCCGTGCTTTGAAGGCAGAATACTCATTAGAACTTGCTCAAGACTTGAAAGCAGTTCATGGTTTAGATGCAGAAACAGAATTAGCAAACATTCTCTCAACAGAGATTCTTGCTGAAATCAATCGTGAAGTTATCCGCACAATCTATGGTGTTGCTAAGTTAGGTGCTCAAGTAGGTACAACTACTCCTGGTACATTTAACCTTGACACAGATTCCAACGGTCGCTGGATGGTTGAGAAGATTAAAGGTTTGGCATTCCAAATCGAGCGTGAAGCTAATACAATTGCCAAGACAACTCGCCGTGGCAAAGGTAATGTTTTAATCTGCTCTTCTGACGTTGCATCTGCATTTGCAATGGCAGGTTTGTTAGATTATAACTCTGCTTTACAATCGCAAGTTAACCTCACAGTTGACGATACAGGTAACACATTTGCTGGTACAATGTTTGGTCGTATCAAGGTTTACATCGACCCATACTTTACCACAAATTCTACCAATGAGTTTGCTGTAGTTGGTTACAAAGGTACAAACGCCTATGACGCTGGTATTTTCTACTGCCCATACGTTCCGTTACAAATGGTTCGTGCAGTTGATACTGGCACCTTCCAGCCAAAGATTGGTTTCAAGACCCGTTACGGTCTCGTTGCCAACCCATTTGCAGAAGGTACATCACAAGGCCTTGGCGCATTAACTGTTCAATCCAATAACTACTATCGTGGTTTCCGGATTTCCAACTTGATGTAATTAAAAACTCCAACAAGAGAGTTCTTAGAGAGACCACTTCGGTGGTCTCTTTTTTTTGGCGTATAAATAGTAGTATGACAGCAATCACAAGAAACCCAGCCAATCCAAATTATCTACACCCTAATAAGTTTCAATTAAACTTTGGTAGGGCGTCTAATGTTCAATACTTTTGCCAGTCTGTAAGTGTTCCTGGCATCTCCATGTCTGAAGTTTTACAAACAACTCCATTTGTTGACTTGTATAGACCTGGTGAAAAAGCCATTTACGATTTATTAAATGTCACCTTTATTGTTGATGAACAATTAAAAGCATGGTTAGAAATACACGATTGGATCCGTGCTATGACTTTTCCAACCAATTTCAAAGAATACCAAAATTTAGGCCTATTAAGTAAACAAGCTGGTATAAGGCAAGAATTAGGAATTGGTCCCCAATATTCTGACGCTACATTAACCGTGTTATCAACGGCAAATAATCCAACTCACCGATTTAAATTTTATGAAGTATTCCCTACAACACTATCCACATTTGTAATGTCGGCATCTGATACACCAGACAGTATCATTACTGCCGATGCCACATTCAGATATTCCTATTATGATGTTGACATAGTATCACAAAACTGATATACTCCTATAAGGAGGCTTTATTATGAACAAACTTGACGAAGTATTAGAATTGTGGGCAAAAGATTCTGTTATTGATAGAACAGAACCCGGCAAAGAACTCACAAACATTCCACAATTACACAGTAAGTATTTGAATATACTTTCACGGCATCGCCTATTGGCAAAAGAAGCCGAGTTTAAGTATAACAGATTGAAACGAATTAAATGGGAATATTATACAGGTAAACTAGATGATGATACTCTTAGACAATATGGATGGGAGCCATTTCCATTTGTATTGAAATCTGAAATCAATACCTACTTTGAAAGTGATGATGACTTAAACAAATTAGTGGCATCAAAAATGATACATGATGAGATTGTAGATGCCTGTCAAAGTATTCTTAAAGAATTGAATAGTAGAACCTATCAGTTGAGAGATTTTATAGCATGGGAGCGGTTCATACAAGGTGTCTGATATTAGATTAGAGAAAGTTAATGAAGCTTATATTCGTGTTCATTCAGAAAGAAACATAGCTCAAGAACTTTCAGACTATTTTACTTTTTATGTTCCAGGTTACCAATTCACACCTGCATACAAAGCACGATATTGGGATGGAAAAATACGCCTATTAGATTTACGAACAATGGGTTTGTATCATGGCCTTGTTCCTTATATTCAAAAGTTTGCTGAAGAAAGGCAATATCAAGTAGAGATTGATTCAGAGGTAACTGCTACTGAGAACTATTCTTTAATTGAAGCCAAAAAATTTATTGAAACACTTAATCTTCCACATGAAGTGCGAGATTACCAATTAAATTCTTTTGTTCATGCAATACGAAACAAACGAATACTTCTGTTATCTCCTACCGCATCAGGTAAATCTCTCATTTTATATTTGATACTCCGTCAAATACAAGATTCAGGCCACAAGAAAGGTCTATTGATTGTTCCAACCACATCATTGGTTGAACAAATGTATAAAGACTTTCAAGATTATGGATACGATTCAGATAAACATTGTCACCGACAGTATGCAGGTAAAGACAAGGTTACAGATAAGTTTCTAACGATTACTACATGGCAATCTATATACAAGAACCCACCAGAGTATTTTGAACAGTATGATTTTGTTCTTGGTGATGAAGCTCACCAATTCAAAGCCAAATCACTCACAACAATTATGTCTGGTACAATTAATGCCAAGTATCGTATTGGTTGCACAGGTACATTAGATGGTACTCAAACACATCGCCTTGTATTAGAAGGTTTATTTGGTCCTGTTTATAAAGCCACATCTACCGCAGAACTAATCCAAAACAAACAGTTAGCAGACTTTAAAATAAAATGCCTTATATTAAAGTATCCCGATTCTGTTTGTAAGATGGCTCGTGATTGGGACTACAATACAGAAGTTGAATATATAGTTATGAGTGTTGCTAGAAATGAATTCATTAAAAACCTAGCACTATCTTTAGAAGGTAATTCTCTTATTCTTTTCCAGTTTGTAGAAAAACATGGCAGAGATTTACATTCAATTATCAAAGAACAAACAAAGAATCGACAGGTATTCTTTGTTTACGGAGGAACAGATGTTGAAGTCCGTGAATCAATTCGTGCTATTACTGAAAAAGAAAAAGACGCTATTATTGTGGCATCTTATGGCACTTTCTCTACTGGTATCAACATCCGCAATCTACACAATATCATCTTTGCAAGTCCTTCTAAATCAAGGATTCGTAATCTGCAATCTATTGGTAGAGGTTTACGGATAGGTGATGATAAAACTGAAGCCACATTATTTGATATCTCTGATGATTTCCGTATAGGCAAATTTACCAATTACACCTTGAAACATTTCGTAGAACGTGTTAAAATATACGATGATGAAAAATTCAATTACAAGTTTTATAACATAGACCTAAAAAATGGATAATATAAAAATAGTAAGACTGCAATCAGGTGAAGATGTTATAGCAAATTATACTGATGATGAAGAAGGCTCAATTACTTTAACAAACCCAATGACTTTGATGTTTAAAAGAATGCCAACTGGCAGAGCTGTAATGATGATGAGTCCTTGGTTACCTTTAGAATTAGTTGAAGATAATGTTGCTAACATATATGCTCAAGATATTCTTTCCGTGTTTCAACCTAAACAACACATTATTGATTATTACAATACAACGGTAACAGAAGTTGAAGAAGATAGAAAAAATGATGAGATGGATGAACTGCATGATATGGAAGAACATGATTTGGAAATGTCAGTAGAGGAAGAACAAGAGGCTATGGAAGAATTAAACCTGATTCGTCAGGACATTAAGAAGAAGCTTTTACACTAAACTTGCAAACGGAACACCGCTACTATAACATTGTCAAGCGATAAATGAGGCAAATGTAGCATAAGAATGGTGCTTTTTCTGGAAAGTATGATATAATGATTGTATGTTAGAATATAATGAACAGAACCTACAAACAGTATGTGAGATTATCAAACGAAATCTTACACCAGATTTGTTGCCAAAAAAATGGATAATTAAAAACGAAAGTAATCCTGCCTTTGGCCATTGTCATAATGCCTCTGGTTGTTTGTATAAGATATTTGGTTCTAAACAATTAAGTTTGTACCGAGGCTTTGATGGTGAAATATATCATTGGTGGGTACAAGACAAAGCAGGTAAGATAATTGATTTAACCTCAGAACAATACACAAGTATTGGTAAATTACCACCTTATGATAAAGCTGAGAAATCAGGACTACTTGGTTTTGATTATAAAAAAAGAGTTCTTAAATTGCATGACAGAGTAGTAAATGAATTGAGCGGTAATAAATTAGGATTATTAAATCATTATGAGTAAAAAACACTATGTCAACAATGCTGACTTTCTGGCATCTCTGATTGACTATAAAGAAAGATGTAGAAAAGCTAAGAAAGACAAAAAGGAAGACCCACCAATTCCAAATTATGTTGGTGAATGTTTTCTAAAGATTGCAGAACACCTATCTCGTAAGCCTAATTTTGTATCTTATTCATTTCGTGATGAGATGATTTCAGATGGTATTGAAAATTGTATTCAATATTTTCGTAATTTTGATGAAACTAAATCAAAGAATCCATTTGCTTACTTTACACAGATTATTTACTTTGCCTTTTTGCGTAGAATTCAAAAAGAAAAAAAACAACTATATGTAAAGTATAAAGCAACACAACAATTTGGTATGCTTGA